GGGATTCACTTAGTCACTCGATTAAGTAACCTCTCATATCTACTAAGCGTGGAAACACGCCGAGGATATGCCTTAATGGGTAATCTTGGTTCCAAACCAAGAGCCTGTGGTAGGTCAGCGAGTTGTTCCAGCCACAACCAGTGGCCGAAGACAGTTTGCTGGAATACCTTACGTACCTTCTCGTCGAAGGTACGGGTGTCAGCGTATATCACGCTAGCACATGGGTCGTCCAGGGAATTATTCTGGATGGTCCTAATGAGCTCCGTTAAGGAACTCACCGTGTTCTGCGCCATAAGGGCTAAAAACTTCTCAGTATCCAAAAAGGAACTGAGATAATTCGAACCCTTAGTGCTCATGTTAAGTCCAACAGGTGGTAATAAATGCATCACTGCATCAAAAACCTTCTGCTGCCTAGTGGTCATCAACTCCCGAGACCGACGTCCCAGCAGGGACGCAAGGTCAAGGAACGAATCGTTGCTCATCTTTCTCCACTTTAACTGAGGTATTACCCGGTTAGGTGTTACCACCTTTCCAGCAAATTCCGCAGATAAGGAGGAAGAAAGAGACTTCTCTGAGGAAAAAGGACAACCTGTTCGCCTAAGAAAACTTAGGTAACGATTGTACAATTCTTCATCGAAAATCACTACATCGTCTCCAACAACTAGGAACTTGTTAGTCTCGTGTTCAGCGAGAAATGCAAGCACTAGTCCATGCGTTAAGGTAAACGCAAAGAAACTAGGATAGAGACCAAGGGGTTGGCCACGTGCCCATCGTAAATCACCATATTTTGACTTCCAATCCATTCGAGAAACTTTCTCAAATAGACGAATGTCGGATATGTTACCAAAGATCTGTCTAAGAACCATTAACTGTAAATCCAAAGGGAAATAATCGGTTGCAGAAGAAAGGTCTACAGAATAGACCACTCTGCCCTGCCGAAGTTTCTCTTGGATTATAGGAAATGCCTTAGACTGATCGAAGGTACAATCCCACGGTAAAGATTGAACAATCTTACCCAGGGAATCACCAAGTGGTTTTAAAGCCAATTGGTGAATACGATAAGGGGACGCAACTGACCTCAGTTTATATCCGGGTTCTTGGATAAAATGGACCTCACCAGCAAAACTGGTGTAGTCTAATTTATCTAAGTGGTGGAAACGAGTAGGGAATCCAATATCTTTCGTTACAGGACCGTAAAGGTCAATGAACTCAAGATAGTGGGCCAGATTCTTCGAAGTCCTTAACCAGGAAAGCTCTGCAAGGATATTCTTATCCTGCGGGGTATAACCTTGGTTGTGGGGGAGAGGAGCAATCTTTTCAGGGCTTCCTCGATATGTAATCAATCGATTATCACATCGTGTAACCTGTTGAGAACCAACTAACATCTCAGCTGTCCAGGTGATCTTGGTAAGATCATCTAGGTTGAGACCGGTAGGAACCTGACATGAAACTGCACTAAGAAACTTTTTAAGTTGGGACGGAGTCTCAACCTTTGAAGTTTCAGAAGTGTAGATGCAGAAACACTGAAGCGTACGAGAGAATTGCTTCTCTCCAAGCTTCGCCCAATTGAATAATGCGCCAATAACTCCATAATATTTACCTCTTTTGTTCTTACGAACATATGGGGTAAGCATGTTGAAGTTACTGTGTTGTCTTATCAAGTCAACTTTGAGGGACTTGAACCTCTTGACCGCCCATTCAGGGCCGTTGTGGGTTACCCAATGACACCATAAATCCACCAAAAGTGGATTAAGGTGACGAGGTGTACCTATAACCGATAAACGATGACACAGTGCATCCCGAATACTACTCCGAATGGAGTTCATAACTGCTCCTTTC